GAGAGTCTTGGTGTTAACACGCCACGCAAGCATTTTTGTTTGCGCCGTCCAAACCTAACTGCGTATAGGGACTCACCATGACAGTATCACTTAACCTAGGGAATGACGATATCCCACTAGCTTCCGATCTGGAAATTAGTAAGGAATTCGACCCTACCTATGGTCCTCAACTTCCCCGCATAGCCAGGAGTCGTACTATCAACACGTATGATCGTGAAGATCTTGCGACTATTGGTTATTATTATGTGGGGTCAAGTGGAGCTCGCTTTGAACAGCCACTCTCTTTGGGGCATTACACCCTTCTGAGGCGCTCTCTCTGCGAGGATACAATTAGGAACAAGAATTACCAAGGTGATCGCTCTCTTTTGAGCGATGACGGCGGTGAACTTGTTATCCGTAAATCATGGTGGAACCGAAGAAGTGTAAACTTCTTTGGTGTCAACCCATCCGGTTATTTCTTCGATGGTGATGTAGGTCTCGCGTGGGCTGCCCGTTCTTTCGACGGGCTACCGCATGGAGATTTACCTCCCGATGAAGACGTAAACGAGATAGTTGGCTTCGGTGCCGAGGCTTGGCGTAAGTTTAAGCCTGCACAACCGCAGCTTAGCTTGGGAGTCTTCATTGCTGAACTTAGGGATACGCCTAGCTTGCTTCATGCAAGTCTAAGCAACCTTAAGCACATCAGTGATTATTTCCTCGCTGTGCAATTCGGTTGGAAACCCCTCCTTGCTGATATACTTCGCATGATTAACTTCGTTGATCGTGTGAGTAAACAGCTTGACTTTTTGAAAGCCAATGCCGGGAAGCCGGTAAGGAGAAGCGGTACCGTTTACTATAATGCGGAGTCTGGGTATTTAGAACACCCAGGTGAATTGCAGATGTGGAATGTTAGTGGTGGAGGTTATAATAACCTTCCCTACAATCCCTCAGCTGTAATGTCTTCCGAAAGGTGGACGGTGAGTCGACAGATTAAATTTTCTGGCGAGTTCATCTTCTACATGACGGATCTCCGTTTTCCCGAGAATCGACGCCGAACTTTGGCGAAGCTAGCAGGAGGAGTCCCTTCTCCTGCTGATCTCTGGGACGCGCTGCCGTGGACCTGGCTTATCGATTGGTTTTCCAATGTCAGTGATGTTGTTCACAACCTCACTGACTCGGTTGCCGATCGGCAAGTCAGTAAATACGCGTACATCATGGGGGAAACCTCACGTATGTACGAGCAGACCTCGACAGAGGGTAATCTTCATCCTTCTTTATCCCGTAACTATGTTACGAAGGTAAGGAAGAAGGTCGATCCTTTTGGTTTAGACGCGGGAGGGGAACTTACCCCTCTCAAAATTGCTATCTTAGCTGCGTTAGGGATATCACTACTTTTGTAGTGACGACTTAGCCCAGTGATGGTAGTTCACCGGGGGAATAAGCCCCCAAACACAACGGAGACGTATACATGTTTGCTGACCCACAATCGCTCACCATTAACACGGTGGCGCAGTCTCTTCCCGCTGTTTCGCGAGGAGAGAATGCCTCTATATATCGAAAAGCCGATGGCCTCGTTTCTTTGAGACTATCTAAGCAGATCGGCAAAAGGCAACGATACTTAGTAGAGGCTATCCAGACAAAGGAGAGCACTACACCTTTTTCATCGATTAGCATTACGCAATCGGTGAAAGTACAGCTCATTATTGACATTCCCTCTGTTGGGACTGCCTTTAGTGATACTGAGGTTAAGTATGTTGTCAATGCACTTACTGATTGGCTCTCAGCTAGTTCGTTCTCGAACACACTGAAAGTCCTG